CTGGATTTCCTTGGACCAAATTTTCATCTGGTCGGAAAGGAAAGGAAGCTCTTCTTATGCGTGCGTCGCCAGATGCTCCATTGGAATTTAGAGACCCAAACTTCGAAAAAGTCTATCACGAAAAGATAGAAAAATGCCTCATCGGACAACGAACGGAAACAATCTGGATTGATCAGCTCAAGGACGAACGGAGAAAGGCTCACAAGGTAAAGAAACCTCGTTTATTTACTATGGGACCCTTAGAACATCAAATGGCCTGCAAGAAATTTTTCGGAGATTTTGTAGATATGCTGGTTGATACACGACATTCACATGGAATTGCTGTTGGAACCGATGCGAGTGGCCCCGAATGGAGTCTTCTTGTCAATAACTTAAAGAAGTACTCTAGTCATGGACTAGCTGGTGATTACGCCGAGTATGACGGAACAGAGTTTGCTGGTTTGATGCACGAATGTGTTACCATTGTCAACGATTGGTACGATGATAGCGACGAGAACAAACTTGCCCGACATACCCTGTGTGATGAAATGTTACACGCAACACACCTCAACGGAAATTTCATGTATGTTTCACACTGCGGAATGAAGAGTGGATGGTTTTTGACTGCGATCTTCAACAGCTTGATGAACATGATGTATATGGCTATAGCTTATTTGTTGCTTGCAAGAAATAAGGTCGAAGGACAGACACCCGCACCAACTGGACATGACAACCTCTTGGCTTATTCTTCCCGTACGTTTTGGTATTACTATGGCGATGATAATTGTGGTGCCATCGATCGTAAGATCGAAGACTGGTACAACGGAAACAATTTAGCAAAGTGCTTTGCACTTCACGGTATAACCTACACACCTGCGGACAAGAGTGCGACATTCAAACCAAACGAACCCATCGAAAACCTCACCTTCTTGAAGAGAGGATTTCGTTCAGCTGGAACAATTGGAAAGTGGATGTCTCCCATCGACACAACAACCATACAAGAACTGACGAACTGGAGTAGACAAAACCCCGACCCGGACTTTCTTTTCGAAAATAATTTAATGGATAGTTTAACTTTCGCCTTCCACCACGGAGAAGAATATTACACGGAACATCTCAAGAAAATTAATTCGGCCCTTTTTGAAACTGGTTATGAACCAATTTCACTACCCTTCAAATCTTTATTTAACGATTGGATCGCAAAATTTCATTAAATTCCACGACACCTTTGTAAATACCTTTTAAGCCACCAAAGACCCTTTCACTAGTGAGGAAGAGACGTCTGCGTTTAAGTTAGAAGTAAGATTTAACCCCCTAACATAGTCTTAAATTATGTCAATATTTGTATAAAATAAGTTAGATACTTTTTATATAAAAGTGAGGACATCCTCTAAGAAAAT